GGCTCGATTGCGCACGACTCGCGCATGGCGATCTCTGGGAAGCAAAGAAAATCTACGAGTTCGTCTCGGGCACAAAGGAGACGCTGACAGACGGCCAGGTAACGATGAAGCCTACTTACTTCGTGAAGCACCCGGACGAAAGCTTCACTGTCGCCGATCCGCAACCCTAATTGTCTCGGCCAAGCGGCGCGCCGATGAGTGCCGCACACTGAAAGGTAGATATGGCCGGCAAGAAGCAAAGCGCTCCGGAGGGTTTTTTAACTACTGAGCAGGCCGCATTAAAGCTTGGGGTGCAGCAGGGAACAGTGCGGAGATGGTCATCTGAGGGTGGACCGATATGTCCGATAAAGTTCGGGATTTCACTGCTCTGGAAAGTAGAAGAAGTCGATGCGTTGCTAAGCGCTAGAAAATTGCCGACAAGACCAAAGCCAAAGCGCCAAAGATCAAAAAGGGCAAAATGGTCTGAAGAAGAGGTGTCCGCTTATATGAAATCAATAACGATTCAAGATTGATGCTGTGTACAGACACCGAGTTCAACAACCACAGTAAAATTGAGTACGCAACAAAACGCTGAGAAGCGCAGGAGAAGTTAATGGAAACAGCAGAAAACAGCGGGAAAGCAGCAAAAGGCAAGCCGCGCGGCAAACCATTCGCAAAAGGCGTCACAGGTAACCCAGGAGGCCGCCCAGCGCGCACGCCGGAGGAGCTTGACCTGATCCAAGCATGCAAGGAAAAAACGCCTCAGGCGCTTGCTGTGCTTGTCCGCATCATGGAGAGCGGCGAGAAAGAGCGCGACCAGATCACCGCCGCCAACATGATCATCGAGCGTGCGCACGGCAAGCCCGTCCAGCCGACAGACAACAACCACAGCGGCGCCGTAACGTTCGGATGGCTGGACTAATCCGCATCCAGTACAAGCCGCGCGGCGCTTTCCTCGACTTGCATCGCAGGAAGCAGCGCTGGGCTGTGGTCGTCGCTCACCGCAGGGCAGGGAAGACTGTCGCCTGCATCAACGACCTTATCAAGGCCGCGCTCACGTTTCACCGCTCTGACGGGCGGTTTGCCTACGTGGCGCCCTTCTATTCCCAGGCTAAAGCTGTGGCATGGGACTACCTCAAACAGTTCAGTAGTGCTATCCCGGGGATTGAGATAAATGAGAGCGAACTTCGCATTGATTATCCGAATGGTTGCCGCATTCGCTTGTTCGGAGCTGACAACGCTAATGCTCTGCGCGGCTTGTTCTTTGACGGGATTGTTGCTGACGAGTATGGAGATTGGAAGCCCAGCGTTTGGAGTTACGTTATTCGTCCTGCCTTGGCTGATCGCGGAGGTTGGGCCATCATTATTGGCACGCCTAAAGGCCGCAATCAATTCTGGCAAGTCTACGAAGCGGCCAAGCTGAACGACAAATGGCTGTGCCTGACTATTAAGGCGAGCGAGTCGGGCTTGCTGCCTGCGTCCGAGCTGGCGGAACTGCAAAGCGAGCTGACCGAGGATGCATGGCGCCAGGAGATGGAATGCGACTTTGACGCTGCTCTGCCTGGCGCGATCTATGGCAAGGAGCTGTGGCTAGCCGAGCAGCAAGGGCGCGTCAAGCCCGACTTGTACGACCCCGAGCTGCCCGTGCATGCCGTCATGGACTTGGGTTTCAGCGATGACACGGCAATCTTCTGGTTCCAGGTCGGTAAAGAGCTGCGAATCATTGACTGCTATGCAACAAATGGCATGCCGATCTCGCATTACAACGACGTTCTACGCGCGAAACCGTACAAATACGGTCAATGGCTGTGGCTTCCACACGACGCCCGTGCCAAGAGTTTGCAGACCGGCCGCAGCATTGAGCAGCAGTTCACCAGCCTTGGATGGAAGCCGCGCATTGTGCCCGAGTTGGGCTTGGTTGACGGAATCCAGGCTGCGCGCCTGACACTTGCAGAAATTTTCATCGATTCTTCTTGCGTTGACGGCTTAGATGCTCTCAAACAATATCAAAGAGAGTATGATGAGGATAAGAAATGCTTTCGCGACAAGCCGCGCCACGATTGGACTAGCCATTACGCTGACGCGTTCCGGTATGCCTGCCTAGTCTGGCGTGAAGAATACAAGCCGAAGGAAGAGGCGGCGCCAAGATGGCCGCATCAGCGAACGATCAACGAAATAATCGCCCGGCAGGGGCGAAGCAGGCAAGAGTAGCCAAATTCTTAACGCCGTGAGGCGCAGGAGCATATATGCAGCAGACCGTCATGACTTACGGCAGCTTTCAGCCCGTAACGCCGAGCGACAGCACCCTCATCAATTGCCGCGCCATCTGTGTAGGTGGTGCCGGAAACCTCACCATCAGCAAGGACGCAACCAGCACAGGCGTGCTGTTCACAGTCATTGCCGGCCAGACCATCCCCATCATGCTTGAACAAGGCCGAATCATGGCTACAGGCACGACCGCGACTCTTATGGTGGCCCTGGCCTAAACCGATTCGAACTCTTAACGCCGTGACGGCGCTGGACAAATGAACGACTCAACCGCGAATAGCCTTGAGCGACCGCAGGACATCGGGACAAGCCCCGAAGCCGTAGCGCGCCGCTGGAAGCTCGAATTGAAGCTGGCCGACAAGCGCGAAAGCACCTGGCGCAAGAAAGCGGCCGAGATTTACAAAAAATACACGCCGGAATCGCCGGAAACGAACTCGTTCAATATCCTGTGGACGAACACCGAGACGCTGCGGCAATCGGTCTACAACTCTCTTCCCCAGCCTGACGTACGGCGCCGCTATCAGGACGAAGACCCACTCGGCAAGGCTGTTAGCGAAGTGCTGACACGCGCCCTGGAGTTCGCGCAGGACACCTACGATTTCGACGCTGTGCTGCAAGATGATGTGCTGTGCATGCTGCTGGCCGGCAGAACTGTCTCCCGCGTGCGCTACGTGCCGGATATCCACAGCGAGCCAGGCGAAGCCAAAGAGGGCGGCGCGTCTGAGCCATACGAGTCAATCGCCTGGGAACAGGTCATCTGCGAGCGTGTGCAATACGATGATTTCCGCATCCTTGGGCCTGCCAAGTGCTGGAACGATGTGCCGGCCATCGCTTTCCGCCATCGGATGACGCGCGATGATTGTATCGAGAAGTTCGGCGAAGAAATCGGCAAAGCGATCACCCTGGACGCAGCCGACGACGAGGACATCAAAAACGATACCTCTGCCGACTTGTTCAAGACTGCCGAGATTTGGGAGATTTGGGACAAGGACAGCAAGCGCGTTATCTGGATTTGTAAAACCTACGCGCACCCATGTAAGGAGCAGGACGACCCATTGCAAATGTCGGGCTTCTTCCCCATTCCCCGCCCTCTATACGCTATCCAGAACGACCAGACGCTGATTCCGGCCTGCCTGTTCACGCAGTACGAGCAGCAGGCTAAGGAACTGAACAAGATCAGCATGCGCATCAACAAGCTGATCGACGCGCTGAGGGTTCGCGGCATCTATGACGCCACACTAGGCGAAATGGCGCAGTTGATGAAGGCGGCGGACAACGAACTGATCCCGGGCCAGAACATCACGGCGCTGCTGGAGCGCGGCGGCTTGGAAAAAGCTATCTGGATGATGCCGATCGATGTCGCCGCGGCTGTGCTGAAAGAGCTGTATGTCCAGCGCGACGCCACGAAACAGGTCATCTACGAGATCACCGGCATCAGCGACATCATGCGCTCCGCAAGCGATCCGAACGAGACCTTCGGTGCCCAAAAAATCAAGACGCAATGGGGTACGCAACGTCTCCAGCGCATGCAAAAGGAAGTTCAGCGGTATATCCGCGATCTCGTGCGCCTCAAAGCCGAGGTCATCAGCGAGAAGTTCCAGATCGAGACGCTGGAGCAGATGACGCTGGTTCAATTGCCGCACCAGGCGCAGGTAGACGCGCAAATGCAGCAGATGCAGGCGCAATACCAGCAAGCCGCTCAAATGGCTCAGCAGCAGGGTCAGCAGCCGCCCCCGCCGCCTCAAATGCCGCCTGCACCGATCACCTGGGAAGCCGTCTCTGAGGCAATGCGTGGCGACGCCACCCGCACCTATCACGTTGATATCGAGACGGACAGCACGCTCTTGGCCACGCAAGACAGCGATATGGACGGGCTGACGAAGCTGCTGGGCGGCCTGTCGCAGCTAATTACCGGCTTTGGCCCGGCTGTGCAGGCCGGCGCAATCCCAATTGAGGCAGTCAAGGCGCTCATGGGCGTCGTGGTTCGCCGCGCCAAGATGGGAACGGCTGTAGAGGACGCGCTGGAGAAGATGCAGGCGCCGGCACCGGGCGCAGACCCCGAGGCAGCGAAGGCTCAAGCAGCCGCACAGCAGCAGCAGGCCCAGCAGCAGCACGAAGTCCAGTTAGAGCAGATGAAGGCGCAGACGACCGCGCAACTGGAGCAGATGAAAGCCAGCATTTCCGATCAGCAGCATCAGCGGGAGCTGGCCGCGAAGGTGCAGGCCGATCAGATGGCCGCTGAACAGTCCATGGCAATCGAGCAGCACAAGCAGCAGATGCAAGACGCCCAAGTGCAGCGCCAAAACGAAATGGAGGCTCAACGTGCAGCCCAGCAATCCGAGCTTGAACATGCGCGGGAAGTCCAGCGCATGCAAATGGAAGACGCCGCCAACCAGCGTCAGCAGGATTTGGACCGCTGGAAAGCTGAACTTGACGCGTCCACCAAGATTACCGTTGCCGAGATCGCCGCTAAAGCCTCCGCAGATGCCGCCTTGGCAGGCGCCGAGCAAGCCGCCAACGGCAAGGTTGCCGAGGACATCGCGCCCGATACCAGCGTAGCCGATGCGCTCAAGGCCATCAGCGAGAAGGTGGATGCGCTGCACCAGCACTCCGCATCACCCCGAACCATCGTCCGAGGACCGGACGGCAAGGCTACCGGCATTTCTGTCGGAGGCGTCACTAAAACCGTAACCCGCGACCCTGATGGGCGCGCAACAGGAGTCCAATAATGGCCGCAGGCGCATTTACCTTCCCCGACAAGGCGAAGCTCAACTTTTTCAGTGCAACCGATCTGCTGAACCCGGCAAACTCGTTCAAGATCACGCTGCACACCAGTTCTTTCACCCCGGCGCCTTCCACCATGGAAGTCTACGCAGACCTGACCAATGAGCTAGCAACGGCAAACGGGTACACCAACGGTGGCCTTGCGCTTACCAGCATTGCCCTGACTCAGACATCCGGAGTAGTTAAGTTTACAAGCGCTGCTGCTGTGTGGACCGCATCAGGTGGATCGATTCCGGCATGGCGCTACGGCGTGGTGCGCGCGGTCGGCACCTTGAACGGCAAGGTTGACCCAATCGTAGGCTACTTCCTGGGCGATGCGACACCCGCCGACGTGCCGGCTACGACCTCTGGCAACACCCTCACGGTGACGCCGAATGCATCTGGTATCTTGAGCGCGACGTAATGACGCCCGCACAACTCCAAACGCTTAAGGCTGCGATCCTGGCTGATGCGACAGCCGGGCCGCTGGCAGCAGCGAACAATCACATCGCAATTGCGGCGTACCTAAACCAGGCCGGCAGCGGACTGGTCTACCGCCCCGCCATCCCTAGCTGGGAGATGAACACGAGCATCGTTTGGACTGAGTACGCAGTTCTAACTGCGCTGCAACAGAACTGCTATCAGGCCATGATCTCGCCCGGCACCGTGGATGCGACGAGTGCCAACATTCGCGCTGGGCTGGCGGCGATCTTCGGCGCTGCTGCCACGACTAAAGCCAATCTGACGGCGCTGATTTCGAGAATCCAGACCAAAGGCGAATCGGTATTCACGAGTGCTAACGTCTGCCCGCTGTTTGGGATCATCTTCACCGCCAACGACGTGGCGCAAGCCCTGGGAAGCTAAATCATGACCGCGACAAAATCACTTTCTACCATTATCGCCGCGGGTACAAGCAACGCGGCGGCTGGCACGACCACGGGAACCGCAGTTGACCTGACCACGAAATACGGCGCCTTCATCACCGGCCTGCTGACCAATGGCGGCACCGGCCCGACTGTTGCCCCGACCGCTTATGTGGAAGTCTCAGGAGACAATACGAACTGGAAGCAGGCTTTTGCGGTCGGAGGCGACACGACCGCCAGCAGCGTGACGCCGTTCAGCTACGATGTGCCCGCAGGTGTAATGTACGCCCGCGTGCGCGTGACCGGCAACACGGGGCAGGCAGTAACGTGCGAGGCGTTTGCGCAGGTCCTGGCGACGATTTAAGCGATGCGCTATAACCAGCCGCAAAGCGGGCCATTCCAGCCTGATCTAAATGGCGAACTGTTGGCGGGCGGCAAACTGCTGGCGTTGATTATCGGTTCTGGATACAGCCATAATCTCGCTGACGGCGAGCCCCTCGTAAAAAACGGGACATTGCAGCGCACTGCCATTTCTCAAGGCTTGAGCGTATTTAACCCGCTTGGCGGCGGCGATCTCTCAGCAAACATCGACGCAGCAGGCGGCAGTATCGTCGTGGATTTCTGGTGCGGCCGGTTCGACCTTGGCAGCCCTGCCAATCCCTATCTATTCGGCGATTACGACGGCACCAACGGCACCGGGCTTGCGGCGCGCCATCCAAGCATCGGCAATCGATGGGGATATTTTGAAGGCGCTTTGAACGATAGCGGCGAAACGCTGGTCGATGGAACGTACTATACCTTTGTCGTTGTACGTGACACGATTGCCGGCACGGCCAAGATTTATCGTGATGGCGTCTATAAATTTACCTCAGCAGGCGCGCCTGTGTTCCAAGGTAAATTTGCCGTTGGGTCGATCGGGCAAAATCAGTATTCCAGCTTTGGCGCAGAAACAATGACGGTGCTTGCGGGCCGCATCCGTTTCAAGGCCTGGGATGCCAGAATGGTGGCGTCGTTCACGCGCAACCCATGGCAGTTGTTCCAGTCACCCCAGCGGCGCATCTTTTCAGCGGCGACAGGAGGTACAGATACGCCAGTTAATCCATCTGTGGGTGCACTCGCGCTGAGCGGCTACAGCCCAAGCATCGCACAGACCGCCAATCAAGCATTAACCCCTAATTCTGGCACCCTGACATTTACGGGGTATGCGCCAGCGATTACGCAGCCTCAAAGCGTGACGCCTGCCCAAGGATCGCTTTTTATCACCGGCTATGCGCCCTCAATTACACAGGGCGTGACCACGACCATTGCTCCGGGAGCTGGCACGTTAGCCATTACGGGCTACGCCCCGGCCATCGCTCAGTCGGCAAATAATTTAGTCTTTCCGCCAACAGGGACGCTTACCCTCACTGGCTACGCACCAGCGCTGGCGCAGACTACCAATCAGGCCATTACTCCAGCGCAAGGCGCCATCGCAATTACCGGGTACGCGCCCACAGTAGCGCAGGCTGCCGCCTCGCCCAGTCTTACGCCCGATCCCGGCTTGCTCCAGATTGTTGGCTACGCCCCAAGCGTCACCCAAAGCGCTCCAGTCACCAAGATCGGCGGCGACGACGTTCCCCGCCACGAGGACGAAGAGCGCATCGAGATTTGGGAGCCGCGTAAGCCGCAGCCCAAGCGCGATGACTCGCTCGACAAGGTTGTGCGCGAGGCCTATGCCAAGGCCACCGGAAAGCCAATCGCAGCAACAATCGCCAAGCCTGGGCCATCTGTGCGCGCGCCCGACCCTGAACCATTCGACTATGAAGAGGACGATTTCGAAGTCCTCCTCCTTTCCTACTGAGGACGCCATGCCTGTCTATCAAGCCGTCTGCACTGCCTGCGACTCATACCACGAGTATATCCGCCCGGCCTCGCGCTGCCTTGAGACGCCCGAGTGTTGCGGCACCGCCACGGAAAAGCGCATTTTCAGCGCACCTGCCATGCGTGCTGACATCGCGCCATGGGATGCGTACGAATCCCCCGCGACCGGCAAGATGATCACAAGCTACGCAGAGCGCCGCGCCGATATGAAGGCTGCCGGTTGCCGCGACTGGGAAGGGCAAGCCGTGGAGCGCCGCGAAGCCGCGAAGAGCAAGGCCGCTGACGAAGCGAAGCTGGACGCCTCAATCGATGCCACCGTGCGGCAGGCATGGGCAAATCTACCCCCAAGCAAAAAAGCCGCCGCCCTGGCGCAAACCTAAAGGAGCAACACCATGGCTTTCACCGAAGCACAGCTCGTCGCCCAACTCGACCCAGCATCGACCGGGCTGACCATCAAAATTCAGAGCCTGATTCCAGGCCCGACCATTACGGACGTGTACGCCGTGGGCGAAGTGGCGCCGTACGCCGGCCGTAGCCGCTGGGTACAGGTTCAATCGAGCAACACCGCGGCACAGGCCGCAGCAGCAATTCAAACCGCACTCGCATAGGAGAAATGTATGGATATGGACTTCGCAAAAGCACTATCGGTCGCCATTGCCAAGGCAAACGGCCATCCCGACCCAGAAGCATGGGCCGCAAACGTCGCAGGACATTTGGAGCCTGCGCCCGCCGAACCCACTTCCGCCGATCCGGCCCCAGCCGAACCAGAGCAGCCCGCACCATGAAAATCGACCATGAAGCGGTTCGCCAGATAGCCCAACGGGTGGCGGCGTTTCATGGTCACCCGAATCCGGATCGGTGGGCGCTTGTCATTGCCGACAAGTTCCGGCCGCAAACAGTGCAAATAGAAAATATTCCTGCTGAAAATACATTACAGCCGGAAATACCTGCCGTATAATTGTGCAACGATACTCCTGGGAGTATCCGACCACTATAAACGCCGTGACGGCGCTAGTGACTGATGCGAATCGGTCAAAGACATGGAGCTGCAAATGCAACTCGAAGACCAAGGGGCTACCCCCGACGTTGAGAATCAACAGGCTGCGCCGTCGATGGAAGACACCATCCGCGACACGTACCGCAATCTGACCTCCGCCGAAGAAACCACCGCTGCCGCGCCTGAAAATGGCCCGGCGGCTGGTGGCGTTGAAGACCCCGAAGCAGCTGCGCAGCGCATCCGTGACGCCCAAGGCAAGTTTGCCGCGAAGGCGCCGGAAGATTCCGCCCCGCCTGTTGCCGAGGCCGCACCAACCGATGCGCCTATTGAGCAAGTTAAGCCAGCCCCGAACACCTGGAAGAAGGAGGCCGCTGAAAAGTGGGCGACCGTCGATCCTGTCGTGCGCGCCGAGATCGAGCGCCGCGAGCAGGACTTCCACAAGGGCGTCGAGCAGTACAAAGAGCGTGCAGCCTTCGCTCAGTCCATGGAGCGGGCGATGGCCCCCTTCATGCAGACCATTCAGCAATTGGGCGTGCCGCCCGACCGCGCCATTGGCGAGTTGATGGCGGCCGACCACAAGCTGCGCTATGGCTCCGCCCAAGAGAAGACCACATTCTTTGCGCAACTGGCGCAAAACTACGGCGTCGATATCGGCCAGGCCGCGCATCTTCACCAGAACACCGACCCCAGCGTATTTGCAGCCCAAAACGAGGCCCAGCAACTGCGCGCCCAACTACAGAATTATCAACAGACGGCTCAGCAGCAAGCAGAGAGTGCGCTCAACAGCGAAATCGATGCCTTCAAAGCAGACCCGTCACATAGCCATTTCGAGACGGTTCGAGGCCATATGTCCGCGCTTCTACAAGCCGGCCAAGCCAAAGACCTCGCGGATGCCTATGAGCAGGCCATCTACGCCAATCCCACTACGCGGGCCGCTGTTCTACAGCAGCAGGAAGCCGCGAAGCGCGAGGAAGCAGCGAAGAAGGCGCAAGCGGCAAAAGCCGCGGCAAGCATCAACGTGCAACGCCGCCCAGCCATGCCAACAGCCCAGCCCATAGGTTCTATGGACGACACCATTCGCGAGACTCTGCGCCGATTGCAGGGTAACGCCTAAATTTTAGGAGCATCACAATGCCATCCCCAGGACAAGGTTACGCCGCTGGTAACTTCGGCGTTTTTTCGGAGCTGGTCACCACCACGTTCCGCAACCACTCGAAAGAAGTGGCCGACAACATCACCAAGCACAACGCGCTGTATCGCAAGTTGACCGATGGCGGCAAAGTTCGCCTCGAAGACGGCGGCCTATCGATTGTGCAGCCGCTGGAATATGCTAACAACACCACGTATCAGCGCTACTCGGGCTATGACGTACTGAACATCGCCGCTGTCGATGTGCTGTCCGCCGCAGAATTCCCATGGCGCCAAGTGGCCGTCAACCTGGCCGTCTCCGGCCTGGAGATGCGTACCAACTCGGGCGAGAACCGCATCATCAACTTCGTGAAATCGAAGGTGAAGAATGCTCAGCACTCGTTTGCCAACGGCCTGTCGGCTGACCTGTACAGCGACGGCACCGCCGCCAACCAGATCAACGGCCTGCAAGCCCTGATTGCGGATGCCGGCACCGGCACCATCGGCGGCATCAACAGCTCGACCTATGCCTTCTGGCAGAACGTCGTGCAATCGGCTGCGGCGCCCCTGCAAGGCGGCTCTGCCATCACCCCATCGGCAACCACCATCGAATCGCTGATGCTGCCGATGTGGATCAAGCTGACCCGCGGCATGGATATGCCAAACCTGATCGTGATGTCGGACGACTACTTCACGTTCTACGAGCAGTCGCAGACCTCGCTGAAACGCTACACCTCCAGCGAAGACGGCAAGGGTGGCATGATCGGCATGAAGTACAAGACTGCCGATGTGTTCTTCGATTCCTCGGGCGGCATCCCAGCGGCCCACGCCTACTTCCTGAACACGAACTATCTGGATCTGGTCGTGCACAAGGACGCCAACATCACCATGTTGGACGACGTTGAGTCGATCAACCAGGACGCCCTGGTGAAAACGATCATCTGGCAGGGCAACCTGGCAGTTGCCAACCGCTCGCTGCAAGGCGTGATGAAAGCGTAACCCGGTGGCCGGCCCAGTGCCGGCCTTCGTTCTACCGCATAACGCCCTAAAGGGCAGAGGAAAATAGAATGCCTTACTCGCAAATTACCCCAGTGATCGGCCTGCCCCAACAGGGCTACGTCAACAGCGTCGATCTCGTCCAGAAGAATATCCTGGGCACCACCGTCATGGCCGTGGATAACTACTTCGGCTTCGGTGAGTTCAAATACGTCCAGTTCCCGGCCGGCGCCGCCATCACCCAAGGCCAAGTGGTTACGTGGTCGGGCTTCGGTGGCTCGGCAGGCTACTCCGCAGCAGTCGCTGCCAACACTGCCAACACCGGGCGCCCCATCGGTATCGCGATCAACTCGGTCGCTAACTTGGCGGTCACCCAGTACGGATGGATCCAGATCAGCGGCCAAGCAGTTATCAAGGCTGTCGCTTCGGTTGCTGCCGGCTCGGCCTTTGGTATCGACGCGACGACCGGCGGCTCGGTCAACGCCAACAGCGCCGGTCGTCAAGTGCTGAACGCTGTCGTATCGGCTGCTTCGACCCTGACCGTCGTCAAGACCGCGCAGCTTACCAACGGTTCGCCCGTCATCACCGTCTCCGACACTGCCGGCTGGGTTCCTGGCTTGACGGCTTCCGGTACTGGTGTGTCGGGCACGGTGCTGTCGGTCGATCCTGATAACCGCCGCGTCACGCTGTCGGCCAATGCCACCACGGGCGGCGCCAGCTCCGTGACGATGACCTACACCGGCTTTATCGTGGCGACCATCGACCGCAGCTTCCTGCAAGGCGCGATCACCTAATCGCAAGCGGCGTCCTCGAAAGAGGGCGCTTTTCAATGCAGACAGGGCATTGACAAGCGCTACCGCTTACCACCAGGAGAAACACAATGGCCTACGCCGACCCGATGTCCCGAGTACCGTTTTTCATGTTCCAAGACCGCGAGCATGGCGTTGATGCCGTCGCTTCCGCTGAGCGTGGCTATGAAGTACCGCGCCTGATGACGTTCATCCTGATTTCCCCGCATGGCCACAAGGGTGATCCCATCGAATTCTTCGCAGAAGAGTTCATCGAGCGCAAGGACAAGGAATCGCGGGATGGTCGGTATGACCGGGAATGGGTCAAGGAGTTTCGCCAAGGCCTGGAAATGCACCGCGAAGGCAAGGAAATCCCCCGCCATGGCACGCCGCTGATTACGTGGGAGCGAATCCTCAAGACGCGCCGCGAAGCCTTGGCACGTCGCTTCCCGACCGTGGAAGACCTGGCGGCAGTGCCTGATTCCTCGCTGGGCGACATCGGCCTTGATGGCCGCGTGCTGCGCGATATGGCAAAGGGTGACATTCAGGCCAAGAAAGACCTTTCTCCAGTGGTCAAAGAGCTGGCCGACGAGAAAGAAAAGACGCGCCGCCTGGAAGAAATGGTAGCGGCTATGGCTTCCCGCATCGATGCGCTGGAAGAAGACAAGCCCAAGCGTGGTCGCCCGCGCGCTGAAACCACGGAGTAAAACCCTATGGCGCTTACATGCCTGCAAATCATCCAGTCGGCCTGTAAGCGCATCGGCATCCTGTCGCCAAATGCGGCCGTGACCGCCACCGACCAGCAGATTATCCAGCTGGTCGCCCTGGCGGAAGAAGAGGGTCAGGAATTGGCGACCCGGTACAACTGGGAGACGCTTCAAACTGAGGCGACTTTTACCACTGTGGCGGCGCAAGTTCAGACCACGTTGGCAGCCACCGCGCCCGGCTTCGACTACATCATCAACGATACGATCTGGAACCGCACGCTGCGGCGTCCTGTCTACGGGCCAAAGTCTCAGCAGGACTGGCAGCAGGACAAGGCGAACCAGATCAACGGCCCTTTCAACTCTTTCCGCATCATCGCGGATGCGATCAACTTTTACCCCAACCCGGTCGCCGGCCAGACTTGCGCTTTCGAGTACCAGTCGCGTAACTGGGTCTCCACTTCTGGCGGTACTTCCGAGACGTGGACCGCCGACAGCGACACGCCCCGAATCGATGGGCAACTGATCGTCTTGGGCGTAATTTGGCGATGGAAGGCAGCGAAGGGCCTGGACTACGCCGAAGACTACGCCAAGTACGAGCGCCGGGTATCCGATGCCATGGGTCGCGACGCAGGTAAAGCCACGCTGAATATGTCGGGCGGCAGCTGGGAAATTCAGCCCGTCGTGCTTGTCCCTCGCGGATCGTGGGGTAACTGATGCGGATGCCGCAAAAGCAGCTTAACCGCCGCCAGGTGTCCAGCACATTGTCCGTGCCTGCACCTGTAGGCGGCTGGAATGCACGCGATCCGCTTGCAAAGATGAAGCCTGCCGATGCCGTCATGCTGGAAAACTTCTTCTGCACGCCGTACGACGTAATGGTGCGCTATGGTTCCACGAACTACGCGACCGGGATTACTGGAACTGTCAACACGCTCGTATCGTATTCGCCTCCAAGCGCTGCATTGAAACTGTTCGCGGCAGCCGGCGCCAATGTCTACGATGTGAGCGCGCCGGGTGCAGTCGGCACTGCTGCCGTCACCGGCATGACCTCTGACCGCTACCAGACAGCAAACTTTGGCACTGCGGGCGGAAATTTCCTCGTCATGGCGAATGGAGCCGACCTGCCGCTGGTGTACAACGGGTCCAGCTGGGGAAATATCTTCGCAGCAGCTTTCAGCACTGCCGTCACCAGCATCACGAGCAGCGGCACGCTTGCGACCGTGACAATGGCATCGCCGCACAATTTGAAAACAGGGATGCAAGTTGTAGTGGCAGGGTTCACGCCTACCGGCTACAACGGCACGTACACGATCACGGTCACAGGTGCGTCCACTTTCACGTACGTCCTGGCCGGCGCACTTGGCGCGACGACTGTGACCGGAACCGTAACCCCGGGCGCCAACTTTGCCATTACCGGCGTTGATCCTACCTTGCTGATCAGCGCATATGCCTTTAAGAGCCGTCTGTGGTTTGTCGAAAAGAACAGCACTCGTGCTTGGTATTTGCCGACTTTACAGATCGGTGGGGCTGCGCAGCAACTGGACTTCGGCAGTCTTTTCAGCCGCGGGGGTTACTTGGTGGCCATGGCCGATTGGTCGCTTGATGCTGGCTATGGCATGGATGACTATGCCGTTTTCGTGTCGTCCGAGGGGCAGGTCGCCGTCTACAAGGGCACCGATCCTGCAAGTGCATCGACCTGGGCGCTCGTGGGCATCTACGATGTCGGCTCACCCATCGGCCGGCGCTGCTTGATGAAATACGCGGGCGACCTGACGATGATCTGCCAGGATGGTTTGGCGCCACTTTCCAAGGCGCTGATGTCCTCGCGAGTCAATTCGCAGGTAATGCTGACCGACAAAATCCAGCATGCCATCAGCGACTACGTGTCCACGTACGGCACCAGCTTTGGCTGGGAAGTGGCGCTGTTCCCCAAAGAAAATATGCTGCTGCTGAATATTCCGGTCGGCGGCGGCAATTCTGTCCAGGCCGTCATGAACACGATTAGCGGCGCGTGGTCGAAGTTCACCGGTTGGAATATCGCCACGTTCCAACTGCACGGCGACAACCTGTATTTCGGGACGCTCGGCGGCGTTTGCCGGGCCTGGGATACGACAGCCGACGCGGGCGCCAATATAAATTTCGATGCGCTGCAATCGTTCAACTATTTTGGTCGTACCGGGCAGCTCAAAAAAGTGAACATGGTGCGCCCCATTATCTCCACTGATGGCACGCCGACAATCCTTTTCGATGTCAACGCTGATTTTGATACTTCGGCGCCGAAAGGATTGCCGACCTTTGCCCCTTCATCGCTTGCCCCTGCAATTTGGGATGCCTCCGCTTGGGATGGCGTAGGCGTATGGGGCGGGGAATTGTCGATAAAGCGCGACTGGCAGACGGCGTTTGCGATTGGGTACTGCCTCGCCGGCCACATGAAGGGATATGCAGCAAACACGCGTGTTCGCTGGGCTTCTACCGATTTCTTGGTTGATGCTGGAGGCGTCATTTGATTACCTTTGGCGAGGATATTGCGCGCTGGGTAGCCGAACGCACGGGCGGAAAGTATTTCGCCGGCTCGGGGCAGGGGATTGGCTGGCAGAAGAACGGAAATCTGATCGCTGGGGTGTTGTTTGATAACTACACAGGGCGCTCAGTTCAGATGCACGTTGCCGCGATTGGCAAGCGTTGGATGGTGCGCGAATACCTGAATTTTTGCTTCCGTTATCCATTTGAGCAGTTGCGCGTCGAGAAGATTATTGGGCTTGTGGATTCGACCAACGCCGATGCACTCCGGTTTGATCGCCATCTTGGCTTTACGGATGAGGCAGTAATCGCTGACGCAGGGCAGCATGGCGACATCATCATTTTGAGTATGACCCGCGGCCAGTGCCGCTTTCTCAAGGACTGAATCATGGGTAAAAGCTCCGCACCACCAGCACCGGACTACACAGGCGCCGCACAAGCGACTGCCTCAGGCAACCTGCAAGCTGCTCAACAGGCAACCGAAGCGAACCGTGTCAACACCTACACGCCGTATGGCAGCTTGACCTATTCGCAGGACGCGAGCAACCCCAATAAATGGAGTTCGAACGTAAATCTGTCGGACACCGGCAAGCAGTTGCTTGACCAGCAAAACAAGACCAGTCTCGGCTTGGGTAATTTGCAGGACGCTGCAACGGCTCGCGTAGGGGCAAGCCTAGGCAGTCCAATGCCATCGGCTTACGACCCGACGAAGGCTACGAACAACGCCGCAGACCTGATTAATGCGCGTCTCCTGCCGCAGCAGCAGCGAGACCATGCCGACCTCGACACCCAGCTTGCTAACCAAGGCATCATGCCAGGCTCCGAGGCATACCAGCGCGCCCAGGATCAGCTGGGCCGCACGCAGAACGATGCAAGGTCCCAGGCCCAATTGCAGGGCATTACGCTGGGGCAAAGCCAGCAGGGGCAGCAGTACGCCCAGGAGACCGCTAATCGAAATATCCCGATGAACGAACTCAACGCGATCCGCACTGGCGCGCAGGTGACGAACCCGACATTCCAGAATGCCCCGCAGCAGGCGACAACGAGCGGACCGGATATGCTCGGCGCTGCTGGCATGCAGAACCAGTACAACATGGGCCTGTATGGCTCCCAGGTCGGACAGCAAAATGCGCTGCTTGGAACGGCCGGCCAACTTGGCAGCGCGGCCTTGATGTTCTCGGATGCCCGCTTGAAGAGCGACATTCGCCGGATCGGTACGCATGATTCGCTTGGCATTGGCATTTACTCCTACGAAAAGTTCGGTGCGCCTGAAATTGGCGTCTTGGCGCATGAATTGGAAGCCGTCATGCCGGGCGCCGTTTCGACTCATGAGAGCGGGTTTAAAGTCATCGATATGGGGGCCTTGTAATGCCAACCGGGAATCCTTTTACGACCGCCCAGGCGCCAGCCGCCTTGCAGATGCTTGCGCCCGACATCGCAACGCAACAGACGCAACTCGCACGCCAGCAGCAGATGGCTGATTTACTGCGCCAACAGGCTTTGCAGCCGGATCAGGGCACGCAAGTTATCAATGGCTGGGCGGTCCGCAAAAGCCCTTTGGAAGCGCTTGGGCGAATGGCAACAGCATTAATGGCAAAGAATGGGCAGTCTGATATTGATGAGAAGCAGATGGCGCTGTCGAAAGCACTTCAGGGGCGCATGGGCGATATTCTTGGCGGGGGCGCCAGTCAAGATCAGGCATCGGCGGCATTGAAACAAGGCGCTGCTGAGCAGCCTAGTCAACCGGACGAGACCGGAGCACTTGTCAACCAGGGCGGAGTAGGGCCGACCGTTCAAAATGCTGCGCGAATGGATGCGTTGCCTCCGCCACAGCCAAATAATTTCAATATGGGCAACCTACTCAAAGGCCAAGTGATCGCTGACCTCGGCGGTCAAGCGGCAGGGGCGGCGTATTGGGATCAGTTCAAGCCAACCGAAGGCATGAAGACCGACAAGTATCTTGGAATTTCGCAAGATCAGGCGCGCGCTTTTGAGACTGCGAAACGCGGCAAAGAGGGCTACATTGCCCCGACCCGGTTGGGCGAGGGTGCTTACGCCGACAGCAATGGCAACGTGCAAGGACTTCCGACTGCGGCGCCAGCTGGCTACATCAACCAACGTGGCCCGGATGGGCAGTGGATGACGGCCCCTGTTGGTGGAGGTACGGAAGCAGTTCAAACCTCCGAACAGGCAAAAACACTGGGCAAAACACTTGGAACGTTGAACCAAGGTGTTGATTCGAGCGGCGCACCGATCTACTTTATCGGCGTCCCATCGGGCGCGCCGGGCATGCCAAGTCGCGGACCGGCGCCATCGCTACCGCAAAGTGCGCCGCCTGCAACGCCGCCAATCGATTTGAACCACATGACACCGCAAGAGCGCGCCAAAGTGCAGCAGCAGGCCCAAGCGCAGTTTAATTTGCAGCCTGGCAGTGCCCCGGGCCGCAGCGTACAAGGCGCCATGCCGCAAAATCAGCCGACCGCTGCGCCAGCACCTCAAACAGGGATGATCCGCCCTGGTAACGCGCCGGGGTTCAATGATTACCAGCAATCGCAGGCAAAGGCGACGAGCGACCGTCGCAGCGACCTGATTAAACAGGCGCAGGACTCTCCTGGGCGGGTGAATGTGCTGGACAATATCCTCGATCTTTCGAAAGCCGGTGTACAGACCGGACCGACTGCTGATTGGAAAAATCAGTTTAAGGGCTTCGCTGCCGACACCTTGGGCATTAAAGACTGGAAGGATGATGTGGCCCATTACCAAGAGGCAGTGAAATTCATGTCGCAGAACGCGACACGCGCTTGGCAGGCGGCTGGAGGTAGTGGGACGGATGCGCAGCTTGCTCAGATCACAAAGGGCAACGTGAACAATGGCATGTTCCCGCAAGCAGTGCAGGGCATGGCAAGGTATGCGAAAGCCGGCGAGTTGGCATTGCAAGGGATGACGAATGCCATGCAGGCAGCGAACATCACCGACCCGGCTTCACAGCAGAAATTTGAAAGCACTTGGCGCCAGAATCTTGACCCGCGAATCTATCAGATGAAAGTTATGGACCCAGCAGAAGCAAAGGCATTTGTGACCAATCTGCAAAAAACAGATCCTGCCGGCTATGCAACCCTGCTTAAAAAAGCGCAAGTACTGAAACAGATGGGGGGACTATGAACGACCCGTTGCTGGAATTGCTGGGACAATCGCAACCTCCCCCAAGCAATCAGCTTAAGCCAGCTCAAGGCATCGATCCCTTGCTCGGGCTTGTGCGCGGCGAGGAATCGATGCCTACGGCAGATCAGCCTGCTCCCGCTGCTCCTGTCGGCGGTGGGGCGCCTATGTCTGCCCTTGAAAAGATTGGCAAAGGGATGGCGGACCCATTCAAGGGTGCTGCGCAGTTGATTACTCATGCTCTGCCTCAAAGCGTTATCGATGCTGGAACGCAGTTGAACGGCTGGATGGCGGACAAAGGCCTTGCTCCGCGTATTCACCCGCAAGGCCTTGACGCAGATATTTCGTCCAAAGAAGCAGACTACCAGGCGCGCAGGTCAGCCGCTGGCGAATCGGGAATTGATGGATACCGGCTTGCCGGGAACATAACAAGCCCGATAAACCTTGGCTTGGGGGTTGCGGGCGGAGCCGTTGCCCCAGTATCGCTATTGGGTAGGATGGGCATAGGCGCCACTCTTGGTGCGGCGAGTGGCGCGCTCAACCCGGTCACTAGCGGTAATTTCGCTGATGAGAAGCAGTCCCAACTCGCTTCTGGCGCTGTGGTTGGTGCCGCCCTTCCAGGCCTTGGCGCACTAGCAGGAAAAATCATCAGCCCCGAAATTCGGCAAAGCGTCAAAACTCTGCTCAGTGAAAATGTCACGCCGACCATGGGTCAAATTCTCGGTGGGGGCTATCAAAAACTGGAAGACAAGTTGATGAGTGTGCCTTTACTTGGCGATGCGATTGCATCTGCTCGGGGTAAAGGGCTGGACGAGTTTAACCGCGCCGCTATGGCACGCGCGCTCTCGCCAATCGGCGGCGAAATCCCGAAAGAAGCAGGGCGAGATGCAGTGGCGTCTGTACGGACTCAACTAGGGAATGCGTACGACAATCTGATCCCCCGACTTTCGTTTAAGGCCGATCCCCAGTTTTCTCAGGATATGGCGAAGATTGGGCAAATGGCGCAGAACTTGGCACCCCAGGAAGCCGCCAAGTATACGAGCATCATGAAGCAACACCTGAGCAAAATGACGCCTGCCGGCACAATGACTGGTGAGACGTTTAAGACCGTGGAAAGTGCCCTAAGTCAGGACGCTAAATCCTTTTCTTCATCGCTCGACCCATACCAACGGGAATTGGGCAGCGCCTTGCAGGAAACGCTCACTGCAATGCGAAGTGGCCTTGCGCGCAGTACGACCAACCCAGCGGACGCCGCGGCCTTAAAAGCAGTCAACGAAGGCTACGCGAACTATGCAACGATTAGAAAAGCGGCCGGCGGAGTTGGCGCGACAGATGGCAAGTATACGCCAGCGCAGTTGGCTTCCGCAGTTCGATCTGGCGATAGCAGTACTGGGAAGCGTGCCTATTCAGAAGGCCGCGCGCTCATGCAGGATTTGACGGACGCCGGGAAGGATGCATTGTCGCAGAAATACCCTGACTCGGGTACCGCTGGCAGGATGATGGCGGGCTTACTAGCTACGGGTGGACTTGGTGCGGCAGCAGCCAGCAATCCAATTTCAGTTGCGGCCGCAGGAGCGACCGCAGTCCCATATTTACCCGGCGGGAGGCAACTTATGGCGGCTCTTTTGGCTAAGCGGCCAGATCTTGCTAAGCCAGTGGCGGCGGCGGTTAAGAGCGGGTCCATGGTTCTTGCTCCGGGAGCTGCTCCAGCGCTTGGCGGTGCTTACAACAAGTGAGACCGCAACGGTGCTGGCACTCGTAACAATTACCCTAATCCATTGATCTTCAGTCATAATTTAGCTTAAGTTGGCAGCAGGAAATACGGTCAATTTACCCCTGTGAAGGGGCCTTTGTAGTACAGACGAAAGTACATCATGCCACGTAACGGACTCGGGGTCTATGTCCCGCCAGTGGGTCAGCCAGTTGTTCCCGGCACGACCATCAGCAGCACAGTGTTCAATGCTCTTGTCGCCGACCTAGGCGCAGAGGTTACGCGGTCAGTTAGTACTGACGGTCAAACCCCAATGGCGGCCAGTCTGCCTATGGGGGGCAACAAGATCACTGGCCTTGCAGCAGGCGTCAATCCCTCCGATGCAGTCCGCGTTGATCAGCTCTCCAACTCATCGCTGAAAGTTAACGTTTCCGATCTTGCCGCATCAAGCGGAGCAAGCCTTGTTGGCTTTGCTGCGCTTGGAACTGGCGCGGTCGCACGTACAGCGCAAACTGAATTTCGCGACACTGTGAGTGTCAAACAGTACGGCGCAATAGGCGATGGTGTGACAAGCGATTACGCCGCCTTTGTAGCTGCCATCGCTGCTAATCCCGGCAAAGTAATACGTGTTCCCGACCCTGCCGTTGCTTACGTTCTTGACGGCGCAACGATAACGCTCCCTAATAAAACGCGTCTAAAGGGTGATGGCAAGTGGTCCACTAAGTTACTGCATGCATTTAACGGCGATGCTTTTATTTTGGGCGATGGTGCAGGCTTGTCAGAGTTATACATTGAGGGCCAAGGTGCCACCTTTACCGGCCGTGGCCTGCTGCTGAATAATTCGGACGGCCGGCAACTGGTCGAACACTGCCGCGTGATCAACTTCAGCAATTTTTGTGTCGATTTCACCGCACTTCTGGCTGGATCGCAGTCCTATTTCCACGACTGCGAAATCTCACAGTACAACGCTGCTACCGGCTCAGGTAAGTGGGCCGTCAACATGCTGGAAGGTTTTATCGATGCGGCCGTACCGCGCAAGTTTGTCGCCATCGAAACGAACGGCACCCCCGCCTTTAACCTGGCTGGTTCCAACGATGTTTTTATTCTTGGCTCGTTCCTGGGCGACCTAGCTTTTACCAGCAATTCCCGGGGTGTCAACATCGTTGCAACCCGCATTTCTAATCAAGTCGCCCTGACCATCGACGGCCACAATAATTCGCTGGTGGGCTGCGACATCGCACCGCAGATCACGATTGCCGCCGGCGCCGATGCGATCACCGTGGGGCCAGGCTCGTTCAATAACTTCACCGGCGTGACCGACAATTCCGGCAACCCGCGCAATAGCATCTTTCATTGGGTCATTTCGTTCACCTCGACGCTTACCAGTGGCGGCACCGCCCCAGTACTTGGCAATGGCTCGCTCGTCGCTTCTTACACTCGCCACGGATCGGCTGTCACGCTCGACATCAACCTGACCCTTGGCACCACGACGACATTGGGCACCGGTGGCTTGTCGTTCTCGCTGCCGTTCGCGCGCAAGTCGGCCGACATCGTAACGGGCGGCTTGGTGGCGATCAATCGCGGCGGCACGATCTACAGCGGATTTTGCCAGATCGCCGGCGCGTCCTCGGTCGTCACGCTGCTGCGCGATACCACCGGAGCAATCACCTTCAACTCGCCCGGGGTGTTTGCCACCGGCGACACGATCCGAGTGTCGATCACCTATCCAGTTTGACCTAATCGCCGACAGAGCGTTTTCTAAGCCCTAAGCCGACGATGAGCGGCCAACCTGAAAGAGCCCATGACCGACCAAAACAACGCCATCAGCATTGCGAGACTCGAAATGGAGGTTTCGTTTCTCAAGGCCGGGGTCGCTGATCTGCGATCCACAAATGCACAACAGACAGCGAAACTTGACTCCATTATCAAAACCATGGACGAGGCCCGAGGAGGCTGGCGAACATTGCTGCTCGTAGGCGGCGCATCCGGTTCAGTGGGCGGCATTCTCGCCTGGATCATTCCACACATGAGAGGTTGATATGAACATCCAACTTGTAGAAAACTGGTCCGCCATCCTAAAGAAGGCTTGGTCGATCAAATTCACCGGCCTGTCGCTGCTCCTGAGCGCCGCGGAGGTCTACGTGCAACTGGTGCAACCTGCCAGCATTCCCGGCGGCGTGTTCGCGGGGATCGCCGGCGCCGTGTCGCTGATGGCCGGCATTGCTCGGCTGCTTGCCCAGCAGGAGGTATCCAGTGCCAGCAACAAATAAGCAGCGCGCCGCATGGTGCGCAATTGCTGTCACGTGCGTGAGTGGCTTCGAGGGCCTACGCCAGGCAGCGTATAGCGATCCTGTGGGCATCCCGACGATCTGCTTTGGCGAGACCAAAGGCGTCCAACTAGGCCAGCGCGCCACCATTGACGAATGCAAAGGAATGCTGGCCGACTCGCTCGAGATCGCTAACCGCGGCGTCGATGCCTGCATCCGTGCGCCGCTTCCAGACTATCGCCGCGCCGCTCTCGTTTCGTTCACCTACAACGTGGGTCAAGCCAATCTATGCGGCTCAACCCTGGCGCGCAAGCTGAATGCTGGCGACACTGTAGGCGGCTGCAATGAGCTATCACGCTGGACGCGTGCTAGGGGCGTCGAGTTGCCCGGGCTGGTAAAGCGCCGTGCCGCCGAGCGGGAAATGTGCCTGCGGGGTGTCTTGTGAACCCGCTCACCCTCATTGGCATCAAATGCGCGGTCGTCCTGGCCTTGTTTGCCGGCCTGTATGGATACGGCCACCATAACGGCGCCAAGGCTACCCGCGCCCTGTGGGACGCCGATAAAGTCAAGGTGGCCGCACAGTCCGAGGCCGCCATCCTCGCCGCCCAAGAGCGCTATGTGCGCATCCAGAAATTCAACGAAGTCACCGCCAGAAAGGCATCCGAAGCCCATGAAAAAGCTATTTCCGATCTTCAAGCGCAGTACGATGCTGCTCGCGCTGCCATTCGCGCTGCTGGCGGGCTGC